TACGTCAGGTTGTAAAAACAATGTACCATATTTACCAGTAAAACAATTTTGGTATGATGCGGTATACGGTATAAAACCACCATCATAAGAAATATTATATTGAGTACAGCCCGTACAGTATGGTGTAGGTGTGGGAGTTGGTGTTGAGTTTGGAGTTGCGGTAACTGAAGGAGTTGGAGTCGGAGTTATTGGTACTGGAATTGGAGTTGTTGAACCTGTAAATTTTCCATATAACTGAACGGTATATTGAGCAGCATTTGCCGGAAGATTTGGTATGTTTGCTGGTCCTGCCCCCACATAGAGTGTATTATAATCTGTTGTTCCTGTTGGAGGAAAAAGTAATGGTAGTTGTTGATATACATAATTACAATTAGTTCTTGGACCTCCACCATTTGATACAATGTTGTCGTATGTTGTGGCAGTGATTACTGCTCCCTGGTCATCAATAAAAGTGTATTTGACATAATACCCTTCAGAGAACCCTGTTGTTCCACCAGACCAAAGATAATAGTTTGTGAACCCTAATGTAAAATAGTCATCTTCTAAAACATCCAATGTTCTTGGAGCGTTTGTTAGGAATAAGTTAGATGTGGTTGGATTTGTTCCTACAGGAGTTCCTGATAATACAAATTGACCTATGTTAAAACTTTGTTGTGTGGCTTTGGGATTTACTCCCATTGTTGAACGAAATACTTTGTAAGGAAGACTCTGAACTGCTGGTGGTCCTAAGGCGTTTCCATATCCTGTAAATCCTGAGATTGACCCTAATGCTGAATCTGCAAATTCATAACCAGTCTTTACATAATAACTTATAGTTTCTGTATTTAAAGGTCTTGAGAATGGAAATGTTTGGTGTGTATAAATTGGAGTTGTGTCCCAATATGATAGGGGTAATGAATCTGTGTAGGTCTCAAGGATTTGTTGTAAATCCAATATCCCAAGTCCATAAGGGTTTGGTGTACACTTACCTTCAAATACCAATAAGTCTTCAACATACAGCTCATAGTTAAATTTGAACTTAAATGTACTTAACGGATTGTATGTATCCGATGATAATGTAAAATATATACCATCTGATAATACGGGTTGAAATTCTGCTGGTGTTGCGTTATAAAATATACTCATTGTATTCCTGTTCTAACTGTTATTTTTTGTCTTATAATCTCTTCAATAAATGCTCTACCATAGATACCAAAAGTTTTTGATATGTCATCCATTGATTGTTTAATTGCTTCTTGAATAAAGAAGGTTGGGGCAATACCCAATTCACCTATACTTCTTTGTATTAAAAATGCTCTATCATCGTTGGACATAAACCTCCCCTTTTTATCTCTAAATTGTGGAATTGAACTTCTTGTTCTTGACCAAGTGGCTATTATTGCAAGTGGTGGATACTTGAATGTAGGAGATTGTTTCTTACCTCTACGTCCTTGATTTACAACTTGCCATTCAGGTGCTCCAGGAAACTCAAGAACCATATCAACATTTCCATCTTCGTCTCTATTCCAACTAACCTTAGTGGCATCTAATAATCTACCGGTATAAACACGATTGTTTACTGCTCCTGGTGTTTTGCTCTTACCATCAAATCCTCGTGATTGACGAGGTTTTAATAGTTGAAGCTTGATGTTTTCTTCAATAACATCTCCCAACATTCTCAATATGTCATCAGGTGCTTGTGCCATCTTTATATACAACCATTAGGGTCTGATGTACCAACTTGTCCAAGACCACCTACAACATTATACGTGGCGAGTCCATTTGAATACCATCCATCAGGTACGGGATTTGTTAATGGTATTGACGATGTCAGATATAAGTAATCACCTAAAGTAATAGCAGCACCTCCTGCAATAGTCCCATAAACAGTAATTGGACTTGCACTATACGCTAAACAAGCGGCATTTTCAGTTATACCTGTACCTAAACTAAATGTATACCATGCAAAAGTTTGAGTAGGTGTTTGAGTTGGTGTTGTTGTTGGTGTTTGAGTATTAGTGGTGGTAACCGTAGGAGTTGGAGTTGGTGGAATAAATACAACATTAACACACGGACAAACTGGTGTAACCGATGATATTGTAAATCCACTTATATTACCTGCTCCTGTTGAGTAAGTGTGAGTATGGTCGTTATTTGCCATAATTGTACTATATGGAACATTTATCGCCCCACTTGTTATATCATAACTTCCAACTATTGTATAATCACATAAGGCATTTGCATTACCTGTGTAATTAGGATTATCAAATAATGTAAATTTTATATTATCATTACCTTGTATTTCACTTTTTAAATATTGTGTTGTAAAAGTTCCACAAGTAGGTGTCTGTGTTTGCGTTGGTGTTGTTGTTGGTGTTTGAGTATTAGTTGTGGTAACCGTAGGAGTTGGAGTTTCTGTATTAGTAGGAGTTGGTGTTGTTGTTGGAGTAGTCGTATTCGTAGGTGTAGTGGTAGGTGTTGGAGTTTCAGTATTGGTAGGAGTTGCCGTCGGAGTTAACCCAATTGTAACTGTTGGTGTTTGAGTATTAGTAGGGGTTGGAGTTGGAGTAGTTGTTGAAGTATTAGTGGGGGTTGGTGTAGGATAGTAATCACACGAATCTAATGTATCATATACAATCAATGGGACTTCCATTGCAACTCCTGCCACATGGTCTCCAAATCTCTCAAAGAATGGGATTGCCTGAACTGGCATATTCACATCCAAGTTGTCATATAATATTGGTGAGGTATTCAAACCAAACTTCAAGTAGGCTAAGAATCTCTTGGCTTCCATGCTCATGTCGGATACACAATCCTTTTCATTGGATAAGTCCCAATTTAAGATGTCAGCAAAAATCATCGTAACAGAATATATTGTCATGTTCTCCTGATACTCTATTGCTTGAGGAACCACAAATAAGAATGGATAGTTCACAGATGAACCTGAAATATTCTTTCCAAAATCCACCAAGTTTCCATAACCAAATGTGTTTAACATTGGAGCTTGTTCCTGAAAATATTGTAAGTAATCTAACACCTTATGGAAGGTGGTATATTGGTTCATTATATTAGTCATTTATTTCTTCATTTTTTTAAGTTCGTTTTGTTGTTGAATAATCCTGTCTTTAATTAATGCTCCTGTCGTCAAACATAAATATAGATTCAAATCATTGAGTTGTTCTATTTTGGTAATGTCTTCACTTGCGAGTTGATAAGTTAGTTGAAAATAGAATCTCGCAGTGGCTTCGGATGGAGCCATTTGGGTAGTATCTTCAGTATCGGTTTCAGGTGGTTCTCTATCTTCATCTTCACTTTCAAAGAAGTGTCTGTACGAGCTATGTATTCGTTTAATGTGTGCAAAAAAAAACTTGAGACTCCAAACCACATTTCCACAGGTAAGTTTAATTTAAAGAGTTCTGACCTTTCGATTACATCTACTGACTTAAACTTTTCCAATTTATATTTTGTTCCATTTTCACTTTTAACTGGTCTGTATAGGAGTGACATAATCAAGTGGATATTCTCTAACAACTTATCTGATTGAGAATATACCTCAAGGTCTACCCATTGTCCCCATGTCATTTTTTGCCAATCATTCTCCAATCCATAGGTTACTCCACTTAACTCAAATGTGGTTACCAGTTCATTTGTTTTTGGTTGTAAGATGTGGTTTGATAATGCTGATTCAACAAACTTAATTTTTTCTGCAGGTAAATCTTTCAACTCATCTACGGATACTCCCAAATACAAAGCAAGTATCTCTTCTGGCTTGGAATACTTAATAGTATTTCCCTGTATCTTTTGATATTTATCAATCGTTAATTTTGGATTGACCTTAATTACTTGGTCATCAATTACTACTTCTATCATACAAATGCGAATTTCTTTTGTTTTTTACCTATCTTCATTTCAAGGATATAACGAATCGGGTCAATACAGTGGTTGAAATTATCAATGGGTTCATCCAAGTTTTTTAGATTCTTATCTTGTTTCCAAATATAGGAGTTTAATTCATTTATTAAATTTATTGAAGTTGGTGTAACAAATAAGTTGTGTCGTTTAATTAAATCAATCCCATGTAAGATTGTTCCTTTTTTAACTGATTTACTGTTTATCCCATTTCTTCTCATTTCTTCAATGGCTTCAGGTTTTTGACTATCACAAATAAAATCATCTCTTAGGTTAATTTCTAAGTCTTTAATCTTATAGATAAAATCAGGTAATGTTGTATGTCTCAAATACAACAATTCATCACAATAAATATTTTCATCTTGTTTATATACCGCAATCAAAGTATTTGGGTCAGACCATCCAAAGTCAATTCCGTATCCAAGTAACTTTGCATCAATTGGAATCTCATCACATACTTGTTGGTGATTGAATACTACTCTGGTTGGTACACCTTTTTGTCCAAGACCAAATACCCTCCATAAGTTTTGGTCTCTGAATTGTAGTTTCTCAATTTCTTTAATCTGAATCTTAGATAAAAATGGATTGTCGGTATATGTTATAATTGTGTAGAACACATCATCCTTACCTTCTAAGTCATAAATCCATGAGTTCCATAATGAGGGGTTCAAATCAATTACAACTCGGTCTGATGTTCTTAAAATTAGTTGGGTATATTCTTCTTCAGAGATTTCAGTTGCCTCGTTCATAAACAAGTAATCTCTTTTGCGTCCCCTTAATTTTGTTTCATCATCAACACTAAACCACTCAATCATATTTGAACCCAATTGATAATATCCATCAGATGAATGCCATTTGTTTGGGTCATACACATCAAAGTTAATTAAGATTTCTTTTAAGTCTCTTAATACAGAACCCTTCAATGCTGGTAGGGTTTTTCTTACAATAGAGAGAGTTTTGTTATTCTCTTGTAGTAATCTGTAAACCCAATAAATTAAAATGTTATACGTCTTAGATGCACGAGATGAACCTTGAAATACACAAATTCTTTTGTCTGTGTTTATCAGGTCTTCGAACACCCTTGTCGTACTAATCTTTATCCCCATTCTTTTTATTCAACCACTCTTTTATTACCTCTGTATAGGTCATGTCTTTTTTCTTGCAGTGTTCCTTGAGTTGTTCTTTAGTATCACTATAGATAGGAATCATTTTATAGTTATACTCATAAGATTTCTTACCATTTTTACTGTGTACTTTCATCTTCAATATTTTTACGGATTATTTCAATCTGAATTGTGTTCTCAGATGGATTTAATTTATCTCCCTTACTTGTGATATCTACCTGTTTCTCGTCTTGCCAATTGTTCTTAAACTTGTTTTTCATAATGATAGTCCACAACCTCTGATTGAACTTGTTAGATTCACCTGATTCAATTGCTTGGTGAGCTCTTTCAAACCACCATTGCTCACACAATTTTTGATACTCATTGAATGCCTCATTATATTTCTTGTTTCTTTTTAATAAATTGCCATGTCCCTCCCATGATATTCCCAACTCAATTAAGAATTGTGTAATATGTTTTCCGTCTCTTCCTGCTTCAATTATTATGTTATACCATTCAGGGTTCATCGTTTCTTCTAAACGTGGTCTACCTACCGGTCTTTTATTATTATCCATGATGTTGTGAATATAAATTTGTTATTGTTAGTGCTGCGTGTTCAGGTGTAACCGTACCTTTTGCGTTTGGGTATACAGAATAAAATGCTGACATAACAATTGTTTTATCCGTATCATTATAATCAGATACTTCTTTTTCTTTGACAACAATATTATATGCGTCAAATAAAACTTGGAGATGGTCATTGGAATCCAAGTTATTTAATTTCTGTTCTTTGCCTCCTTTACAATTACAGCCCATAATCTTTTATTTATTATAAATATAGGCGTGTTTTTAACAGAAGTAAAATTTAAAGCTTATATAAAAATTAAGTATTACTTGAGAATATGCGGATGTTTGATTAAGAATTGCTGGTGAATTGAGAGAGGTGAATTAGTTTTATACCCCATCACTTTTAACAACTTATTTGTATTTTCTTTAATATTAATCAGACCAGTTAATCTTGCTGATTTTAAGATATTAGTCTTTTCTTCTTCAGAAAGTTTAATGCCTTCTTTGAGAGCTTTGAGGTATAGTCTTAGACATGGTTTACACTTTTTTAATAATCCGTCGGGGCTGTGTTTATTTTTACTGAAACAACTTTCATCTTTAAGTTCATTACAGATACAACACTCTTTCATATGATAATAAATATGAAGGTCTTGTTAGGGAATAATGTGGTATATTTTTTTGGATTCAAGATAAGATTGTCTCGCTTCTTCTTCAGTGTTAAATAAACCTAAATGTTTGTTTTTACCATTTAGCATAATTTGACTCGCCCATTTTTGAGTTAGTTTATGCCAATAATAACCTTTGGCGTTAGTATTAAATAAGTTTTGTTGGTGGGTTAAAATTCGTAAATTAGAAATACGATTATCGGTTTTTATCCTATTAAAATGGTCTAACCTATCAAAATCTACATGACCATAAATCATATACCAAGCAAAGTGATGACCTAAAACTTTTCCTTTGAAATTATTACCACCCCTTATAGTTATATAATCCTGTGTTATTGCTTTAATTTCTTTACCATAAACCCCGAATATCTTTCCAGTCTCGGGGTCGTAGGTATAACCTTTTGATTTTAAAATCTCACAC